CCTAATAAATATGCTGAACCCTGAGCACTATTTAAGTCAGTTTGAAACGTTACTGTGCCAGTACCAACATCATAAAACGCTCTTTTGAGTGACTCTGTTCCTGCACCTGTTAAACCATTAACCAGTTGTTCAATGACTGGTAGTAAAGTATCTGTAATTACTGTTGCAAACTTTTCAAGTATTGGAAGTAAAGCAAACCCTATTTGTTCTTTAGCCTCATCAACAGCCACGCTTATACGAGCCATACGACCCGCAAACGTGTTCGCTGCGGCGTCGGCTTGTCCTGCAAACGTTTCAGATAATACTTTTAAGGCAGCGTCTAAATCTTTATTTTTTACAATAGTGTCGTCTAAAGGAACACCTAAACGTTTTAATGCAGAAAAGTTTCCGTCATAAAGTTTTGATAATCCTTCAGTAATTGTGGCTAAATCTTTTCCTGTGCCGCCAGCGATATCAAGCGCAAGTGTTTGAAGTTTTTGTGCTTTAGTGACGTCACCTGTTGATCTAATAAGTCTGTCAAGACTTGGACGTAATTGGTCGTCTGTTACACCTGTAGCTCTAGCTGTTTTGTCAATGTAATCTTCAACCGCTGCAATTTGTTGGTCTGTTGCTTTAGTTGTGTTACGTAAAGTTTGTGCAAGTGATACTTGGGCTTTCTCATCTTCAATAGCAGCTTTAACAGCGTCTACACCTATTTTTACTGCCATAGTTGCGGCAGCTGCGCCGACTGCTAAAAATGCAGCAGCACCTACTTTTAATGCGTCGTCAAGTTTGTTTGTAAAAGAGCGGGTTTCTTTATCGGCTTTATCTAAACCTGCAATAAAATCTTTTGTGTCAGCAAGAAGCGCGAGTTTAAGTGTCCTAATGTCAGCCATTAAAGTGAACCCTTCCAAGCGTCTCTAATACGTTCATAACCTTTTAACCATTCTTGTGCAATAGTCGGTTGAAATCTAGACATAGCAGGATACAACCACCACCCACGATTACCTCTACCTTGAGAAGGTGAACGTTTAGGAAATTGTTTAAATTGTTTAGATCCAAACTCACTACCCATTATCACATAGCCAGCACTAAAAGCACTAGACCCAACTTTATTTTTACCGCCAATACTAAAAGAAGGTGCTTTATCTGACTTAGATATTTTAATTGAATTAGCAACTGCTATAGCTTGTTTAGGATTATATGGTGCTCGACTAGCTGCACCTTTAGCATAATTACCACCACGTTCAGCTAAAGCCTGTGCAATTTGTTTCATATCATTTTTTGCAATATCATTCATTTTACTAAACGTACGAAGTAAACCACGATAATCTTTATCAACTGGGACAAGACTTATTGCTTTAGCCATTAGCGCGCTCGTTTAATACGTCGATAGCGGTAGCCCACATATCTGGATCTGCATTGAGCCAATAGTCGGGTGATATACCTGTGGCTATTGCCAACTCGACTGCTATCCGCCCGACGCTTCGGGCTTGGTAAAATTTGCTGTCTCAAAATCAACAGCTGCAATATCGGTGACTGTCGGTTTCCACGTGTCAATGCTTTCATTTTTTTTGGTAACACGTTGTTGAATTTTGTGACCCAAAAATAAAAGAAGCTGATTACTTGGACTGCTTTCTTCGCTAAGTATTTTAATGATTGAACGATTGTTGTAAAGTTCTTTTTCTGCTTGGGCAAGTTCATTTGGTCTAGTCCATTCTTCATAAACTTCACCTGTTTCTAGTTCCCAACGTATTTTTAATTTAAGCATTTTGTGTGCCCCTGTTCTTTAGTTTGTGTTACGCGGTTAGGTCTTCGGTTGGAATACCTACAACTTGTAGAGATACTGAACAAGTTTGTGCGTCTGCACCTGAAGCAGTAATTGGTGGATATTGTGGTAATACGTTACCAGTCAAAGTCACACCTGTTGTAAGTGTTAGCACAAAAGCAAGTGCTGTATCTGGTGCGCTTTCTGTTGCGTCCCATAATGCTTTGTATAAACTTCCCGGGCTTGTTTTACCAGCGTCGTTTAAGAATGTCAAATCTAAAGTAACGTTGGAATCTATGTACTTGAATGCTTTACCTGCAAGGGTATCAAAAGTTAAACGCTCGGTATCAAAATTGATAGCGGAATCTAAAATTTGTTCTGCGTATTGCACTGTAGCGATAGTTAAAGTTAAACTACGACCACTTAAAATCGTTGTTGCCATTGTTGCCTTTCTTAGCCTGTGTAGGCTGTTTGTAGTTGTATTTCAGCACACAATAAATCTGTGTTATTTGTGCTTCTAATTTTAGGGCTACTTACCGATAAAACAATAAAGGTTAGCGGAATAAGTCCTAAAATAGTTTCTATATCGTCTTCCAAGTTTGTTAATGCGCTTGGGTTTGAATACGTGGTACTAACAACTTCTAATGTTAGTCTTACGTAATAGTTTTTAGTATTGCCTATAACCATTGGTTCAAGGTATGGGTCACTAGCTAAAATAAGTGCTGCGGGTGGGATAATAATTTCGGGCACATGATCGTAGGCTGAGTAGTTTGTGTTTGAGGTTATGGCTGTTTTGAGGTTTGCGCGTAAAGTACTTAAAGGCACGATCAACCTACTTGACTATTTGTGTCAATATATTTTGAAATTAAACCTGTGACTTTGTAAAGTAATGTGCGACCCATTCGATATGGGGCTGGAACAAAATCTAAAGCCTGCGAAGATCCTGAAACTGAAAGTCTTGATTGAAACACGTCTGTAGATATTTGTAGAACGGCTTCTTCAACAGCGTCTATGCCGTTGTATTGTGAAAGGCTATTAACTACAGCTAGTCCGTTAGGAATACTAAAACGATAATCGTCGTGAATAGTTGCCCCTGTTGTTGTTATCCTAAAAGTGTAATCGTCAATAATAGAATCAATTACTTTAGATCCATTATGACCTGTAACACCTGAAATTGTTACTGTTTGACCTTCATAAAATTTGTGGGGTTGTGTTGAATGTAAAGTTGTTAATACAGCACTTTCTGATTTTTGTTTATCAATGGCTACTTTATGTTGTACAAGAAAATCACCTATAGCGTCTTCCGCTGTTTCTATAATGCTTTCAAGTTGTGCGTCTGAATATAAAGAAACGCTAACGCCAATTACAGCTCTTAACTCTGCTGCTGTAACTAATACTGGCATTTTACATTCCTTTTATTAAGGGTGTGGGTGGCACAGGGGCGAACCACCCACACGTTTATTTAGTTATTATCAGGTGAAATTGTAATGGCAAGAACCATTAGCAATTTTTACTGCTACTGCACCATATCCGTAATAATTAACGTCAATTTGACCTGTGTTAATTACGTTTGTGCGTAGGCTTAGACGTGGTGACTCGTACCAAGTGTAAGCGTCTGGGTTGATAACAAACATTGATCCGTCACCAGTTGTCAATGTTAATGCAGACAAGCTACGTGAAACATACAAATCTAATCCACCAACGTTACCTCTTAAGCTAGTTGGTGAAACTTGTCCACCCGCATTTGAAGGATTTGTTGCGGTAAAAATTGGGCGACCACCAGACTCTACGTAACCCATAATGTTACCCCATTGTTCTGCAGAAACTACAATGTTACGAGCAAAACCTAGAGAATCTTTGTAAACTTCTGCAGCTGCTTGTGCTACGAAGCCCATAAGACCTGTTGCTGTGTTAGCTTGTGCTGTTGCAGCAATTTGACCATTTGCAATAATTGTACTTGCTACATATTCGTCTGTGGCTTTAGCGTATGCGTATTCCATTTGGCGAACAAGTTCGTCAAAGAATAATGGTGAGGAACGATCTAACAATTCTACTGAGAATGTTTGTTGTCCACCAAATTTTTTAACTGCTACTGAAACGAATGAAGCTGCTGTATCTGTTTCTGATAATGCTGCTGCTTCGTCTGCTTGTGCAACTGTTGGTGCTGTTGTAATTTTTGGAATTTCAAAAGACATACCTGCTGGTGGCAGAGTTGCTCTTGAAATAGCGTCAATAGAACCTCTATCAGCGTTTGCAATTCCGTTAATTACTTCTTGTGTTTGTGGTGTTGGAATAAATCCAGCGTTGTTTGAAGTTGTGTCAGCTGCCATTACATATTGACGGCTGTCTTCGTTACCAAGAGCTGCTCTAATTGAGTGTTCTAGGTAAGAAGCCTTTGAAACGATTGGGCTTCTTGGTGCTGTAAAGATTGCTGGGCGAACGTTGCGTTCTGCAGCTTCTACAGCTGGGGCTTCTACAGCCTTTGCTACTTCTTCTACTACTTCGGGGGTAACTTCGTTTGTCACGATAGTTTCCTCGCTTTCTGTTGGTTGTGAAGTGTCTGCACTTGCAGCGACTTCGGTTATTTGTGCGTTCTCGCCAAACGCTGGAAATGTGACGTGTGAAACTTCTTTTAATGTTGCTTCATTAACAATTACTTGTTCACCTTTAGTGACGTAATCATCTATCATAGCGCCTACGCTAAATCCAGTTCGTAAACCTTCTTGTGCTTCGGCTAATGCGTCGTCTCCTGAGTTTGTTCGTGCGATTTTAAATGTACCAATTATTTTTTCATCATCTTCTTTATAGCTTGCTAGCTTTCCAATAGGTCGGGTCATATCATGCTCGGTAAAAAGTTTAATACCTTGACCGATTTTTAATGAGCCTGGTTGAAATACAACGTCGCCCATATTTGTGTGACCGACTTCATTGAAAGGAACAATAACGCCAGTTAATTCTCTTTTTGAAGAATTGGCTGCGATAATGTCCGTTGAGAACGTAATAAAATTATTCATTTATTAAGTCTTCCCTTTCTCTTGCCTCACTAATTGTCATAACTCCTAGTGGGATAAGTTTTTGATAAATGTCAGCGCGTTCTAATGCGCTTGGACTATAAAATTCTTCTAAATCAAATTTTACTATAGATCCTCGTGGTGTAATATCGTTGTCGCTTAATCTTTGTGTAATACAAGTCATTAAAGGTTTCAAAGAAAAATCTATTAGGCTTCTTCTTTCAGCTGTGACGTTAGAATATGTCATGCTTCCTGCGGCGTTACCCCCTACATAATATTCTGGAAGATTGCAGGCACGCGCAATTTCTGAGGCCATATATTGACGAGCTGAATTTAGCGTTAATTGTTCTGGGCTAAAACCTATGCTTTGAAAATCTATGGTGTCGTTTACAAAAGCTGTGCCACGTGTTTGTCTGGCTTCTTTCCATGAATTAAGTAGGGCTGTAACTCTTTCAGCAGGCATAGGCAAGTTAGATTTTAATACCACGTTAGGGGTTGGTTCATCTGCGAATCTTTTAACTGCCTTTTCTAATGCAAGTGCTGTAAGTATTGTTGTTCCTGCTCTTACAAGTAATCCTTCATCAAATCCAGTAAAGGGAATAAGTGAACCTAAACCTGTGTCAGGTATTCTGTTGCCGTCTACGCTGTAATAACGTACATTGTGTCCAAGTGCGTCAAGAGTTCTTGTAACACGACTTACAGAAATCCATTCTGCACTTAAAGGTCTGTTGTCTGTACCTAGTTCAAGTATTCGCATATAGCCTTGACCTGTAAACAAAATATCTTCGGCTAAAAATGTATATACAGACTGTCCAGTCATACGTGGATCAGGTTGTCTAATAAAAGGTGGGGTTGGCACTTTAGAATTATTTGACTCGCGTCTAACTTCAAGTGGTAATGATCCGATTGTGTTACAAATAATTCCTCTAGCCCTTGCTAATGAGGGTACCTGCATAGCTTGTGCTCTGGTAACTGAAGATAAACCAAAATAGTCAAAAGGTTGTGCGTATTGTTGATAATTGTATGGGGCTACTGCTGCGTCTACTTTATTGACGTTGTCTTGTGGCTTTACACCTAGAAGATTTTGTAGGAAGCCCATAACTTCTAATTCTTTACTAAATCGTTATAATAGTCAAGCCGTTATGCAACTACAATGTCTTGGTTTTGTGATCTTGAGCCAAATTGTTCTGCTTTACCTATTGCAAGTATCATTGAGATAGCCGCTGTTGAAGGTTTGCGTCTCATCACATACCAAGCACCTGTTTCGTTACTTTTCTTTATGCAACTATTAACACTTGCAGATAATTCGGGTTGGTTTGAATGAGCGATACGATTTCCACTCATAGCTGAAAGCACTTGATCACAATTTACGTAATAATCTGAGCCTTTAATTACGTTTGCGTTTATGCCCGCCTGTTTAAGTTTTGCTACAACTGAGTCACCTGTAAATCTGTTAGCAATTACTTCTTCAGCGTTGTAATGCTTTGCCCATTCTGCTATGCGACCTGCAATATATAAATCATCTATCGGGTTGTCTTGGTCTTGGTATTCCATTAGTCCTACAGCTATTGTTTTGTCTTCAAGTATTTGTGTTCCTGTTAGAGCCCAAGAATTTCTTTCAGGACTTATTTCTACACCTAGCCAAGTTGGTCTGTCGGGGGTAAGTGTTAGGTTTGGTTGCATACAAGCGTTCCAAGAACCTTGCTCCCACGCTGAGTTCATTGTTTCAACCCACCTGCATAATACCTCTGTCATAAATATTTCTGGCGGATCACTTAATCTGGCTTTAATTGCGTCTACTGTAATTGTTCTGCCTAGTGCTGGGTTTGCTTCTTTCCAGCCTTCTATGTCGTTTAGTTTTCTGTCTGCACTAGCTGACCATTCCATAAAACATAATGGATCATCTAGGTTGTTTTCTATTTTATCTAAAGCTCTTTGTCGCATGGCATTAAGTACTATTGAAGAATGGTCTCCTGCATTACTGATTGAAATGAATTGCGAATTAGGGCGGGCGTTAGTCGTCATGACAAGTGCTGAGTAAGCGTCGTAAGTTTTTTGTTGTCGTAATTCGTCTAGTACTACAAGGTCACAAGATAAACCTCTAGCGCCGCCGCTGTTTGATGA